TGCAATGCTTTTACAGATGCATATAAAGGTACTAAATACTCAGCTTCATCTGGGAATACCGATATTGCCGAATCCCCATAGGCTACAGATGGATACTGTACTTCTGAATATGTACATGAACCGCCAGCAGGTAAAACATCAATTGTATTGTTTTCAACATAAAACACAGGGTCTGTAACAGTAGCGTAGTTCATATCGTCAGGGTCAGAATATTTCCCCTTATATATAGCTGGAATACTGCGACATGGTTGACTAATATCGCCATCACTTCTTAATACATGAAGAACCTTACCAGTATTCAGCGTACTTGCTGAACCAGAAGTAAAACCAACTGAAGATGTACACAATGGTAGAAGACCCTCTGGCAACAGATTTATAACTTCCTTAGCGCCATCTGTAAGAAACTGCGTCAATTCTGTTTGAGTGGGAGCACTACTGCCATCTATCGAAAGACTTGTTAGTCCTTCTACCTGTGCTTCAAAAGTCGCCATTATTTCCTCTTCTTACAGTTCAATTAAAATATAGTCCACATCACAAGCTGCTGTATTAGCTCTAGCAAAAACAGTACCAGCACATCGAAATAGTGCAATCTCACCTGCTTTCAATTTAGCAGTATACTCCCCAGTCAGTCCAACCTCTACATAATTAGTACTATCTAGATTCTTAATAAGAAGATAGCCCTGCGTACCGCCATCTATAGATTGCAATGCCTCTTCTGATGTACCAACTTCTTGAATATTGCGAATAACATTATCTCCTGCAACATCAACCCAGATAGACTCTTTTTCTTCTATAATGCGACCATTTTTATTATATCTAAGGTCTACTTGCAATCTTAATTCATTAGCCATTATTTCTCCTATTTATACCCTCAATATCTTTTTCCACAGTTGTAGTACTAAATTCCATATCAGTTCTATACCCACGTTCAGTTCTCATGAATACATATGGGACAGATTTATTGTTCACGATACATTCGGAGCATTTTCCACCCTTATAGTAGCCATGTTTACTGCATATTCCTGAGATTCTCATAGAGGTGGAAGAGAGTTTGACCTCGCAACCACCTAATTGGATTTTTGGGAATGCCCTTTATCGACATCCCCAACAGTATCCTAAAACTGTTAATCCTTATTTATTCGGATTAGCTTATAGTAATGTGTGCTACATCATGTGCTGTCGCTTTTGCATGAAAATAGCTTCCATCACAAAAGAGTTCAACACAATCACCAAGTTGAGCACCACTAATGAATACAATCTCATCAACTGCTGTTGAATCTGTGGAAGAACCTGAACCACCATCTCCACCTGATGTGTATCCAACTATGGTATCTTCATCCGTATTATTAGCTATTGTTACAGCATTAGCTGCAACAACAGTTAATATAAACTTAGCATTCCAACCTTGGTCAACTTCACTAACTTTAGGAAGAGTAATTTCATAAGCACTAGCTTGATTTACTCCAAATACTTTTCCTGAGTCAGCAGAATCTAATGTCCTAGCTGCAGATATTTCTTCAAACTTGGCATTAAGACCTACACTACTTGCACTACTATTGTTATTCAAATAGTCACTTCTCATTATGCCACCGCCTCTTCAAAGACAAACAACGCATGAGTTTCAGGTAATGAAACCTCAAGACCTGCTTCTGTAAGAATTAAATCCTTACGCAAGTCTTCATCAGCTGCCTGTACATTAGTTTCTATTGAAGTGTCACGATTTACACCATTACCAACAAGAGGACGATAAGATACATGGTCAAGGTCAACCATACAGCAAAATTCACTAGACAAGCCTCTAAATAAAGGCTCTCTTACTAGTGATAAATCACCATGAACGGTTTCAATCTTCATTATCTTATGACCGAATGAACCCTGACTTCTCTCAAAGTTATATGGAGCCTTGCTACTCAATGTATCACCAATGAATCCAACGCCATCACCTAACTTATTAAAAAGAGAAATAACAGGTAAACTACACAAAGCAAGCTTAACTGTGCTTCCACCTCTAGCTGGGTCAAAAACAACCTCTAAGTCTCGAAGCAAAACATCATATGTTAAACTTGCAGCAGCAACTGTTTTCAAGTATGCTTGACCTTCAGTATAAACTAATTGCGTACTATCAGCAGCAGTTTGAGATTGTCCGTTAGCAATAATATGACCAGCTATGCCTTCGGTGTAATTAATACCTCCAGAAGACGCACGCTGACCAAACAACATTGCACGTTCAATATCAACCTTATGTTCGCGTAGTTTTAAATTCCATATCCTTTGCCATTCATCAGCATAACCCTTGTAAACTGTTGCCCTTGCAGTATTTGACATCTCACAAGCTGTCTTAAAGATTTGAGTATATCCATAATCATGGTCAAGCTCTTGAGAGAAAGTATCTGGAGCACCAGAACCTTCTGCATAAGCAGTTCCAATTACCTGCATCCTACCTTCCATTGAAGCAGCATTGACATAAGCCGCAGGGTCAGCATCTGAACCTGGGTTAGTCAGCCATTTAATATCAATAGACGTGGATGAATTAATTGCTGTAATCACGGCATTCGCATGGTTAGGCGCACCACTTTCACCCTGAATAGAGGAAACTTGTACGACCATACCTTTGATTAACCAAGATTGAGCTGAAGATAAAGTAGCTGTTACAGTTGCACCAACGCTTACTGCTGCAAGGTTAGTTGAAGTTGTAAAACTTCTATCAGTCCATTGCATTGCACTTCTATCTTCAAGGAATCGGAATTGAGGGTCTGTTGTTGGCACTTTTCCTACTTTGGAAAGGTAAACGAAAAACGGAGACTCTTCTGGTGCTAACTCTGCTACTCTATCACTAAAGTCATATAATCGTCTTGAACCTTTAGTAAGAGATAGCGCAGTTTGACTACCAGGAGTACCGACATTTACAATCCCAGAATTAAAATTAGCCATTTAGACTTCTCCTTATTGTTATTTATTATAAAACACTACTTCGACTTCCAGCGCCTACAATACTTTCCCATACCTTATCCTTATCACTCTTTTGGACACCACCAATACTAGGTGTTGCTCCAGCAGATTGAGGACCACTCTTAGTTTTCCGTACAGCATCGAGAGCATTCTGAGAATCAACATGTTTCCCACTGTTCTCCTTCCATAACTTAATCAGCGAATTCGTATCAATCTTATCTTTTGGCTGTGCTACAAAATCCAAAAACTCTCCAACTTCTTCATCGTTGAGTTTATGAACTCCCTTTAGCTCACCTACAAAGTTTCGTAATGCGGATTCTTGCTGAATCTGAGTCATTTGTTGCTGTACAGCTTCCCCTACGAGCTTATGTTCCTGCGACATGCGGAACTTATAAGATTCTGATTCGGGTTTATAGTATGCGTCCCAAGGGTTGAACTCGTCGTAACTTAGTGCGCTGTTTTGAGAAGATGTGCCTTCTTGACCACCAGAAACAATCCATTCTTGCATTTTCTGTACGAGTTCTGGATTGTCTTGCAAATAATTACCAAGCTGTTCAAACTGTTTAGTATCTGCGAGCTTTTGAGCCACAGAATCCAACTCCGCTTGTCTTTTATCTGCAATAGACTGAAACTTTTTTGCCTCAATCTCCCAATCCATTTCATTTTCAACCGTTTCATCTTCATTTTCTGTAAATGTCGGTTCTTGTACATCTAATACGTTAGGTTTATTACTAACATCTAAAACATCATCTATCATTTGGTCTGCCATTTTGCTTTCTCCTTTTGCAATGTGTTATTGGCGAGCCTGACTGCTTTCGTTTATGACATCCTTAGTCAACGACTTCAATCTCTCACCTTCGACCTTCACTGCTCCTACAAGCTTACCTACTTGTACTTTTCTATCAGCTTCGGCGTCCGAAAGGACTTCAAAGAGCCTGCTTTTGAATTTCTCCACCTGCACTCTCTTTTTATCCGATATAGACTCCCTTGTTGTTGATTGCAGTTGTCCCTGCAAAGACTTAATCTGTTGCTGTGCTTGTTGTAAGGCGGAACCAAGCTGTGCAACCTGACTTTTTCTTTGAATGACTCCCTGCTTATCAAAAATATCTGGAAACTTCTTCAACACTTCAATATTATCAATAATCCCCATCTGGAATGCTTGCATGTATACATCAAGCTCTGCCCATTTACTTGAGGGGAGTGTAGAACCTGGCTCTACTCTGATATCGTGCTGACCCAGATTAAATTTATCCTTCTTAATATCTGTAATTGTATTTGTCACATCATCATAAAAATTTACCATGACCTCATCCATGTCATTATTAGGCTGAGCAAGTCTAAACATCTTCTCAAATGTATAGTGTCCCTTGCTAATCTGATATGCAACCCGCCCTGCTCTATCTAAACTAAATTGAACATCTCTCAATTTAGACTTAGGCCGTTCAGCTCCAGCAGATAACATAGCTTGAGTTCCACGTACAGTCTCAGGTGCTTGACCTGAAAATCCATGCATCATTTCTGGAA